GGGCGTGGTTTATGGTTTCTAGTCAACTCCATTATATCACAAACCGTGAGGAGATTTTTATTTTTAGCAACAAAAAATGCCGTATTTATGCGGCTTTTGGCGTTTCGCAAACGCCTATTTATTTACTAATTATGGAAAGGAGAAAAAGCAAAATGTATTATTATAAAATTGATGTAGTTCAGGCTTTAGCGGAAAAGGGATATAATTCATATAAGATAAAAAAAGACAATCTTATGAGCCAGGGAACACTTAAAAAGTTAAAAGAAAAGCAAAATGTCACATTGGAAACATTGAATAGTATTTGCTGCATGCTTAGATGTAATATTGAAGATGTTATAAAGATAGTTCCAACGGACGAAGAAAAAATAAAATATTTTTAATTTGTTTATTGCATATCACTATAAAACGTGATTATAATATTTATATTTTATTTAATAACCTCAACAACATAGTTTTTAATTGACAAATACATAAATATTTGTTATATATGTATTAGTTATTTATTTATGATTTACAGCGATAACAGAGCACACGAACAAGAGGCGGTGCACCTGGTGTATTCCAGGTGTATCGTCTTTTTTATTTTGTTCAGGTGCAAAACTAACAATAAAGAAAGAGAAAGAAAAAGAAAGAAAAGAACCAAAAGAAAGAATAATAAAGAGAATAGAAACAAATATATATTTTTTTTATTATTATTTATTATATATATATTTATATATTATATATTTAGGAGGTGTAGAACGTGGAGAAAGTACAAGAGCAGGAAAACACAATAGAAGTATTTGAAAACGACATACAACTTTACTTGTCCATGTTCTGCGAGGAGAATGGAATCGAGGACATGGCCAAAGAACCTCAAAGCCGATGGAATAGCTGCCTTAGATATATATATAAATATGTCTTTAAGAATAATAATAATTTATTAAGACAGACAGATAATATATATAATATAAATAATCCTATACCAAGTACTTATAATAGTTATGATTATGATATGGTATTAAAAGTATTAGATATATATATATTTGATATGTGTATGAGATACGATAAAGAAGTAAGTATTATAGGATTTAGTACTTTAACTGGTATAGATGAGAGTATTATATATGATTGGGGTAATGGCGAGAGCGGGAAGCTAAGTACATCGAGCTCCAAGATATACAAAAAACTTTCACAATTTCGAGAGGAAAGCCTCTCGAATAAGCTGGTAACAGGTAACAAGAATCCCGTCGGAGTTATAGCGGTACTGAATCGCCAATATGGCTGGGCTAGTCCGTACACAAGCGACAGCAGCAAGCAGCGGAAGAGTATATCAGCCGAGGAAATAAGGCAGCAATTATCACAAAACGGCATAAATCAACCAGTTATTGAAGGCAAAATCCAGAATGACGGCTGAAAAGGTGCGGGAATATGGGAAAGTTCGTAATTATACTACAATTACGAACCATAAAACATAACGAACCAACGACCGCCCTGGGGGTTTATATGAAAATCCCAAAACCGACCTACTAAGCCCCCAAAATATCCGCCAAAACAAAAAGCCTATTATATATAATATATAAATATAAACACCTTATATATCACATACATAAATATACATACTATATATTATTTAATAATCAATACACATCTGATAAACATCTAATAAATCTACATCCGATAACAAATTTCAAAAAATTTTTCAAAAAATAAAAAGGCGGTATTAAAAGTGTTAGGTTCAGAATATCAAAAACTTGCTTCACGGACGATAAACAACGATTTGACGAAATATGGACAAGAAAAACACGCATTACATGGACTTGTTGCAGAAATAGGAGAACTTCATAGCCTGTATCAGAAAGTATATCAAGGTCATACGTTTGACAAACATCACGCAATGAGTGAATTGTCGGATATGCTGTGGTTCATAGCTGAATATTGCACCGCTATGGGCTGGAATCTTGACGATGTAATGCAATATAACATTGACAAACTGATTGCACGTTACCCAGACGGATTTGAAGCCGATAAATCACTTCGCAGAGCGGAAGGAGATATTTAGGAATGAACAATCTTGTTGAACAGCATAAATCAGTATGCGAACAATTAAATGCGATATATGAGCAAAAGAACAGGGCATATGGCAACAGTTTTAGTGATACATTTAACGATTTAGGTATTATTTCTGCAGTTACTCGCATATCTGACAAGTTTAACAGGCTTAAAACACTTGCCAAGAACACAGAGATACCGCAAGGAGATGAAAGCATATCTGATACTTTGCTTGATATGGCTAATTATTGCATTATGACCTACATTGAGCTTAACAAGCAAAAATGATTTTTTGGGCTATCGCCAAGTGGCAAGGCAACAGATTTTGATTCTGTTATTCGTTGGTTCGAATCCAACTAGCCCAGTTACAACGGAATAGCCCGACGGGGCGAAAAGCAAAACCGCATTGCCTGTCCGTTGTCTTTAATTATGCGGAGCATGTATCATGGGCATACATAAAAAATATCAAGCAGAGGTATTTATTATGGCAAAAGAAATCATTATTGACGAAAACAGAGGTTTTCAAGGTGTATGGATTCCAAAAAATCTATATATGACAAATAAATTTAACGCAAGAACAAAGTTTTTTCTAGTAGAGGTTAAGAGTTTATCTAAAAATGGATATTGCTATGCAACAGACAAACATTTTGCAGATTTTTTAGGAATTTCTGAAAGAATGGTGCAAAACATAATAAACGATTTGAAGAAGCGTAATTACATAAGGACAGAATATGAGTACGACGGGAACACAAAGGCAATTAAGAGAAGATTTTTAATATTAACGCAAGTTTTCTACAATGAATTTTACAACGAAAAAGAAGAAAATAATGGTACTGAAAAAAACTTCAGTAGGGGTACTGAAAAAAACTGCGGAGATAAGTATAACAATATTAAGTATAACAGTGTTAATAGTTCAACCGAGTTGAACGACAGCGATTTTGATTTTGAGATTTTGCAAAAAGCAAACAAACTGACCGATGATGAAACGATAATTGAAGCAATTAGGTATTATCTTGATAAATACAAACGATTTACCGGCAAGAATCATCCGAATGTCAGCAAGTCAGCACTTGAAGATATCATCTGCAACATTCAATCCGTGCTACAGGATGAATGGGATGATGTTGTTAATGAGGACGGACTTGAAAGAATGATTAGCAGACATTTTAAGACTGATTACGGACAGACAATTGATTATAACCTTGTTCATTTTGGAAGCGAAAAGATTTTAGAATACCAGGCAAGAAATGCAGGATTGATTACAGGATGGAGAGATTGAAGGAAGTGAGATTTTATGGAGTGTCCTAATTGCGGTGACAGAAATACAACTGTCAAGGATAGCAGAAAAGTTGAAATGAATGTGTTCAGAACAAGATATTGTAATAAATGCAAAAATACATTTTACACGGAAGAAATAAGCATTGATGACGACGAAACGGTAAGAGCGTATATGAATGCTATTAAGCAGGAACAGAGAAAGAAAGGTGGCAATCAATAAAATGGCGAAAATAGAAAATATCAAAGTTTTTGGCATTGAAGATAGCTTTAGGGCAAGTAAATATCCGTTTGCGGTAGATATAAATGCTGTGAATGATGAATTTACAGACAGAATTGATAAACTTGGAAGATGTGACATAGGAACAGGACACGACAACTTTTTGAATGGAATAATTGTTCAGTTTGACCTTACATTTAGCAATAAGGCGTGGGTTGAATTGCAACGATACCACTTCATAGACTTTGTATCAAGCCAGTCAACAATGCACTGTATTAGCAAAATGGATATTAAGTGTATGTGCAATGATTATGTGTCTGATGTGGTTATCGCAGAAGTTGAGAGATTGAAAGAGATATACCTGGACGCGAAAGACAGCGAAGATTACTTGCGACTGCTGTACAATATTCCGTCCGGATTTGAGTTGACGGCAAGAATGACAACAAATTATAGGCAGTTAAAGACGATTTACAAGCAAAGAAGAAATCACAGACTACCAGATTGGCATATATTTTGTGATTTTATTGAAAAATTACCGCATAGTAAGTTGATAACAGGAAAGGATGAATAGGTATGTGTGAGTTTTGCAAAGATATATTATGTTTAGATACAGACATTGCGATAGCAAGAAATGCAGGGGATGATTTTATTTATAAAGCTGATGGCGAATATGGGCTTTATTTATCTACAGCGGAATATTGTCATCCCGGCATATTAGCATACATTGAGTTTTGCCCTATGTGTGGCAGAGAGTTAAGCGAGGTGTGATTATGGATTTTGAAAGTCAGATTGAAAAGATTGCGAAAGATATTCGAGATAGAGAAGATAGGGAAATGGCATTGGCATTTACGAATGTTATTGGATTGTTATTGAGGGAAAACGGAGTTGTGGTAAAAACTTCAAGATATGAATTGGAAACTGATGACGAATCCGATAAAAATAAATACATAATCAAGAAAGAGTATGGGGTTTCTTTTGACGGAATTGACTTTACCGAACACGATAAGAAATTTAAGGATGAAATCAAGCAACTTAAACACGAATTAGAAGAAAAATGCAATTTTGAAACCGACAGGCTTGTAAAATTACCATTTGAACCACTTGAAACGGCAAATATGCTTATAAATGCGACATATAAGGCTGAAATTCCGTTTTTGGAAAGACAAGTTGACAGAAATATATACGATATTGACGATTTAGAGCAGATTGCGGAACATTTGCTTGTGTATTGCAAACATAACAAAGAGAGTGAAGAATAAATACCATTCAGACCACACAGAATGACCGAGAATGAGTTTTTATTGATTGAGTGAGGAAATGTATGAAAAACGGATTATATGTGTCTGAAAATGGCACTGAATACGAAATAAACAACAATCAAATAATGGTTGAACACGAAAACGGGTATTATGGTTGTCTTTATGGGAAATCTTCAATGTCGATTTTCAAGGGAGGTAAAGAAGTGTTGCATACAGGGTTTAGAAACATAAGCACGCCAGACGAATTGTATGAGCAACTTTCAGAAATGCCGAGTTTTGTGGAAATGTTGGCGAATATAGATTTTGATGACGAAGAAGAGGATGATATTTGATGAATAATTGTAACCTAACCACTTGCCGATACAACGCAGACGGAAAATGCACGAATGAGGAAAAGAGGAAAGAATGCGTTGAGGTATCAAGAAAGGTGTTGTGTGAGGATGATAATAGTAGCATTGCAAGATGATGTTGATTGGTTATACGCTATTTGGAATACTGTAACAGACAGATTTATTGGTGTAAATCTTGGATATAATGAATGTATTGGGATAGTTATGGATTATAACGATTGGAGTTATGAAGTTGCTAAAAACAGAGTAGACCATCCGCAACCATTTAGTGATATAGCAAAGCAAATAGGAACTTAATAACATTACCGGCTAACAATCGGAGTTAGTCGCTAACCTAGAAAAATTATAGGCAGAGTGTAAAGGCACTTTGCTATTTATAGTGAGGTGTCTTTTTTATGTCAGAAATTGACTTACTGATTGCAGAATGTGAAAATTTCATAGCGAATCGTGGCATTGATGACGGAGTAATATCTGCATATTGCGGAATTAGTCAAATGGCGAGCAATGAAAATCAGATTGAGAAAATGTTCCAATGCACAAAAAGGTCAAAAGAGTTGATTGCAAGCGATTGCCTAAAGAAAACTGGGTTATCAATGTGGGAAATTGACAAATTTACATATCATCATAAAACGATATTTGAGCCATTAGACCAATACTACGATATGTTGCTATTAGAAGCACAAAACAAGTGCTTTGACAGCTATTTATTGTATTTGGAGCGAAATAGAGAACCGAAAGAGCGGTTTTATGCACCAAAAAGACCACAATTTCAAAAATTCGGATTGATAGATGCATATCAAGGCACGATAGATGATATTTACGATATTGTTTGTGTGTCAATGCCGCCAGGAACAGGCAAAACAACTTTGTTAAAGTTTTTTAATTCGGCAGTTATTGGTTGGTTTCCAAAGGATTACAACCTTTTCTATTCGCATAGCGGAGATATTACAAGGATGTTTTATGATGGGTGCTTACAAATAGTTCAAGATTCGCAAGAATATACTTGGGGAGAAATATTTACAGATTGCAAGATTACATCAACTAACGCAAAACAAGGGCAGTTTAATATAAATTCATACAAGCCTTTTCCATCGTTACAGACCGCTTCTGTAGGTTCAGAAAATGCCGGTAAGGTTCGTGCAAGTAAATTTCTTCTTGTTGATGATATGATTGGTAAACTTGAAGAAGCATTGAACAAAAATACACTTGATAAGCAATGGGGAGCATACACAGTTGACGCAAGGCAGAGAAAAACAATGGATAGCAATGATAGACCTTGTAAAGAAATAATAAATGCTACAAGGTGGAGCGTTGGAGATGTAATTGGGCGAGTTATACATATGTACCAAGGCAATCCAAGAGTCAAAGTTGTAAGTATGCCTGCAACAGATAACAAAGGCAATAGCAATTTTGATTATGAATTTGGCGGATTTACGAAAGAGTTTTTTGCAGACCAACAGCTACTTATGGATGATATATCTTATCAATGCTTGTTTATGCAACAACCGATTGAGAGAGAGGGATTGTTGTTTCCGGAAGATAAGATTAGACGATATCTTAATTTACCACACGGAGAACCAGAACTTATTACTGCACAATGTGATACAAAGGGCAAGGGAACTGATTACTTTGTTATGCCAGTATTACAGAAATATGGGGATGATTGGTATTGCGTTGATTGTGTTTGCGACAACACAGCCGATTACGAAATGCAATATGAGAACGCTGCGAACATACTTGTTAATAACAAAGTGCAAGAGTGTGAGTTTGAGCGTAATGCCGGTGGAGATAGAGTTGCAATGGAAGTCAATAAGCGTGTAGAAAGTAAAGGCTGGATTTGCAATATAACAGATGTACCGACAGAAACAAACAAAGAAGCAAGAATATTTCAATGTTCGTCTTGGATATTACAACACGTTATTTTCAAGGACGAAAGCCAATATACACCAAAGGAGCCTTACGGAATAATGATGTCGTTATTAAAGCAGTATTCTATTAGCGGCAAAAAACAGTTAGATGATGTTCCTGATGTATTTTCTAACTTTGCGTTAAGAGTACAGAAAAAAGAAAGAAAACATCAAACAAGAGTTATTTCAAGCCCTGTATAGGAGGTATTTGTATGGTTTCTAAAGAAATATTGATACAGTATTCTGATTTGCAACAAGAGTGCAAAGAAGTCAGAGAAAAAATTGAAAAACTGGAAAGACAAATTGATAGAATTGAAAAGGATGGGAATGTCATTGATAAGGTTCGTGGTGGAGAAGGCGGTTTGCAGTCTTTCAAAATTGAAGGATTCCCATATCCAGAATACAGCAGAAAGAAAACATTGCTAAATATGAGAAAAGCTACATTGTGCGAGCTTGAAATGGAATTACTCGAAACGCTGAATCAGGTTGAAGAATTTATTGCAAGTATAAAAGACAGCCATATCCGAAGAATTATAAGTTTAAGAATAGTTGACAATTTATCATGGAACAAAGTAGCAGACCGCATAGGCGGAGGAAACACAGAGGGCAGTGTAAAAATGGCTTTTCAAAGATTTATGGAAAAATGATAAAAGTTGTTACACATGTTACGAAAAAATAATTTATGATTACAATAGAGAAAATTTTCAAGGCAAGCACAGAATGTTGTTGCTTGCTTTTTTGTTACAAGAAAAGAGGTTGCTTATGGCAGAACCAAAAATAATATATTGTCCTAAATGTGGCAGAAAAGTTGCAACATGGGATGGGCGGTCAACAAACAATATATCGGTAAAGTGTAAAAAATGCAACAAGTTGGTTGTTTATGACGTTGAAAATGAAAAAACGGAAATTAAAGCAATTCCACAAAGGGCAGAATCAAGCGGAATGAGATTTTATTAAGAGGTGCGACAATGCAAATTGGAAGAAAAGTATTAACTACATATGAGCCGGTTATAACCGAAGAAAATGTAATATCCATTTTGCAGAAGGTTATGCCGAAACATCTTGAAAATGCAAACAGAATAACATTTCTTGATAAATATGAAAAAGGTTATCAGCCGATTATTCGTGAAAAAAAGTATAGACCTGATATTGACGTGCAGACCAATGATAATGTTGCAAACGAGGTTGCGAATTTTAAGACTTCATTTCATTGGGGAAGCCCGATAACATTCGTACAAAAAGAAAATGGATTTGATACGGATGAAAACATCACAAAAGCCATTGCAATGTTAAATGCTTATTACGAAGCTGAAAATATCCGCACAAAAACACAACATCTTGGTAGAAATGTAGAAATTGCTTGCAGAGGTTATACATTTATTGATGTTAATACGGACGAACAGGAAATTGCAGAAGGCGGAAGTCCTTTTAAGATTGAAAGCCTTGAACCTACAAATGCTTTTGTTGTGTATTCGTCATATTACTTTGATAAAAGACCAATGTTAGGCGTTATGTTTAGTCAGGATGACGAGGGCAATAAGCATATCACAGCATTTTCAAAGTACCAGAGATTTGAACTTAAAGATTATGAGTTTAAGGAACGAAGCGGAGAAGAAAATCCACTTGGAATGATACCGATTATCGAATGGATTAGGTCATACGATAATATGGGTTGCTTTGAAAGGCAAATACCTGAAATGGACGCACTTAATCTTATGGTATCAGACCTTGCAAATGATGTAGACCAAAACACACAGGCTATATGGCACGGAAATGACATTGATTTTCCGAAAGTCATCACAACGGATGAAGAGGGTAATCAAGTTGAGGTTGATAAGTACCCAAAGACAAACGAATGGATTATTACAGAAACAACGCAAGACGGAAAAACGCCTTTTGTAAAGCCACTTGCGGTTGATTATGAATATACAGGTATCCTCAATAACATTCTTTCCAAAAGAGCATTAATACTTCAAAAGTGCAATGTTCCACAGAGGAATGACAATAGTGGCGGTTCAACAGGAATTGCTATGGATAGTGCTACAGGATGGAGTGCAGCCGAAACAGAAGCACAGAAGCAACAGAACATTATGGAATGTTGCAAGATGGAAGAAGTAAAGGCGGTTTTAAAAGCAATTAAGATTTGCCCTTATATTCCGTCGGACAGTCCATTGCTTTTGTTAAAACCAAGTGATCTACAACCTAGCATTAAGAGAAGTAAAACCTACGAGCTTACAGTAAAGACTAATGCTATATGTGCGTTGCTTGCAAAGGGATTTGATTTACAGGACGCAATTAGCGTTGCTCCAATGTTTGAGGATAACAACCAAGTTATTGAAAGAAGCGGAGCAGGAGTAAGGAAATATCAAGAAAGCAATGTTTTTAAGACAGAGCAAACATCAAATACAGAAGAAAAGCGACCATTTGCCGATTATAGCGACCAAGAAAGCAACAGTCCGAACATAGGAAGTCAACAAACAAATAATTAGTTATTAAGCACTTACAGAAATGTAGGTGCTTTTAATATGTCAAGAGAATGACATTAAACACGCAAAAGTGCAGAGAAGCACTTAAAAATTCGCAGAAAGTAGAGGTAAAAAATTATGGCAGAAACAGAAACAAATGTATCAACAGTAGACACACAGTCTGCACAGCAGCAGTCAAATGAGCCTGCAAAGGCACAGGATAATAACACACCAACAGTTGAAGAACTGATGGCACAGCTTGCTACGGAAAGAGCAGAGAAAGAAAAGTATAAGAGTGCATCTGACAAGGCAAGTTCAGAAGCTGCTAAGTACAAAAAAGAGCTTCGTTCAAAGCAGACAGCAGAAGAACAGGAAGCAGAAGCAAAGGCAGAAGCTGACAAGTTAAGGGATGAAGAGCTTGAAAGCCTTCGCAAAGAACTTAACCACAATAAAGCGGTATCTGCTTATAAGGCTATTACAGATGAAAAGGTTGTTGAAACGCTTATTGAGGCTGTTTCTGAATCAGACCATAACGCAATAGCCGCAATCATTGAAAGCCAAAAGAAAGCGGCAGTCAAAGAGGCACAGGCTGAATGGTTGAAATCAAGACCACAGGCAAATGCCGGAGCTTATTCGTCTATGACGAAAGAACAGATTATGGCTATCCCGGACAGAAATGAAAGGATTAGAGCCATTGCACAAAATCAACACTTATTTAGTTAATGGAGGTAATTAAAATGGCAGCAGAAACAAATCTTATCAAGAAAGAAGATTTAGTAAGAGCAAGAGAAATTGAGTTCGTAACACTTTTCGGAGAAAGCATCAAGAAGTTAGTTGAAGCACTTGGAGTAACGAGAAAGATTCCGAAACAGGCAGGCTACACATTAAAGGCTTATAAGGCAACAGGAACATTACAGGACGGAGCAGTTGCAGAAGGCGATTTAATCCCACTTTCAAAGTATCAGACAGAAGCGGTTTCATATGCTGAAATCGTATTAAAAAAGTGGAGAAAGGCAACATCCGCAGAAGCAATTATTGAAAAAGGCTATGACCAGGCGGTACAGATGACAACCGACAGAATGTTAAAGGATGTTCAGAAAGGTATCAGAACAGACTTCTTTACATTTCTTGCAACAGGAACTGGCGAAGCTACAGGAGCAACATTCCAGGCGGCACTTGCACAGGCTTGGGGTCAGTTACAGGTGCTTTTCGAGGATGATTCCATTGAAGCAATCTACTTTATGAATCCACTTGATGTAGCTGATTATCTTGCAACAGCACAGATTACAACACAGACAGCATTCGGTATGACCTATGTAGAGAACTTCCTTGGACTTGGTACAGTTATCTTTGATAGCAAAGTACCACAGGGCGAGATTTACGCAACAGCAAAGGACAATATCGTGCTTTACTATGTACCTGTAAATGGTGCAGACCTTGGTAATGCTTTTTCATTCACAGCAGACCAGACAGGTCTTATCGGTATTCACGAAGAAGCAGACTACAAGCATATGACAGCAGAAGATACTGTAATGTCAGGTGTTGTACTGTTTGCGGAAAGACTTGACGGAATTGTGAAGTCAAAAATTACACCGGGAGCGTAAGGAGTGATTAGATGAGTTACAAAGTAATTCATAGATTTACTGATTTGCAGGACTTCAATCATTTGTACAATGTGGGGGATTTATTCCCCCGCATTGGAATGAAAGTATCACAATCAAGGATTGATGAACTTGCAAGTGGTAAGAACAAGTTAAAGACGCCGCTAATTGAACTTGAAAAAGATAAAAAGATTGATAATTTTTCGCAGTATATGAATGAGCCGGAGAAAACAACGGAAACAGAGTATACAAAGACAGAAATTAATCGTATGTCAACTGCTGATTTAAAGGAATTAGCGGAAAAGAATGGACTTGATAACTCATTAAGCGGTGCGGAACTGAAAAAACTTTTGATTAATCATTATGGTTTATAGGCGGTGGTTTTATGGACGAAGCAATAAGTGTAAGCGTTGCTGATATGGTTATTTCAGATTTGACAACTATGTATGGTAACGAGCCTACTTTCAATAGTGGGAAAATTGCTGTAATCGTAAATAAAGTCATTGAAGAAGTGATACAGGCACGAAAATATAGGGATAGAGGATATTCAGACGAAAGAATAGAAATTGACCTTGCAAATTATAGGTCACAAATCTACAACATATCTGAATACGATTTTACTCATATAGGCGGTGCTTGGGAAACGAGCCATAGCGAAAATTTAATAAGCAGAACTTGGATTGAAAGAAATAAACTTTTTGCAGGTATTATACCATTGGCAAAGAGCGGAATTTAGAAGATTGTGCGTGACACATACTGCTTTACGGTAGTGTTGCAGGGAGTTCCGTGTAATTGGTGGTGGGTAGCGGAACACAAAAAATTGCAGAAAGGCGGTATCTTATGACAATAGAAATCGCATTGTTGATAAGCATTGTGTCAGTAGCCTTTTCAATTTTCTTTGGAATCAAGAATAGCAGAAGAACTGATACAAAAGACATTGAGGAACGTGTTAAGGAAAATACGAGAATCAATGTTAAGTTAGACAACATCACACAGACAACACAGGAAATCAAGTCTGAAATATCGTCAATGCGTGAGGATATTAAATCGCATAATGATAGGCTGATTAAACTTGAAGAAAGTGTCAAATCTGCACATCACAGAATTGATGGTGTTGTCGAGAGATTGAATGGAGGTAATAGCCATGAGTAATAAGGTATACAATGTACTAAAATGGATTGCAATGTTGTTTTTACCGGCACTTGGCACATTATATTTTGCACTTGCCGGAATATGGGGATTGCCATACGGAGAACAGATTGTAGGTACAATTACTGCTGTAGACACTTTCCTTGGCGTAATCCTTGGAATTAGCACAGCACAGTACAATAAGCGAGTTGATAGCAAATGATGACATTAGCAAGCAACAAACAATCAATGAAGTATTCGTTGCAAGGCGAAAGAGTACCGATTTACGAAACAGACAAAAACGGAAACATTGTCTACTACACCGATTCTGACGGAAACAAAATTCCAATAGAAACAGGAGAATACACAACGGGCTATTCACAGCCTGTTTCTTTTTTTGCCAACATCAACAATAAACTGAATGAAGTTGTATGGCAGGACTACGGAATTGATGACAGTACGAATTATGCACAAATCGTAGCAAGCAAAGACGAACTTCCACTGAAAGTCGGTAGTGTAATTTGGAAAAAGTCAGAAGTCGGTTACAAAGATGAAGCAAAGACGATTGTAGATATTACCACAAGTGATTATACAGTCAAAGGAATTGCTGACGAGGGAATGAGTGAAGATTTATTCTTGTTGCAAAGGAATGTGAAGTGATGGAGAAACAGATAGTAAATATTCTTGGAACTGAATACACGATTGAGCCAAGAGAATTGAAAGATGAAGATATTGACGGATTTACCGACAATACTTCAAAACTGATTGTAATTCGTGCTGACAACGCAAATAGTGTTGGGGATTTTGAGTATTTGCAGAAAAAGCAATTAAGACACGAAATCATACACGCATTTATGTCGGAAAGTGGATTACAGTGTAATTGGCAACATATTGAACAATTCGGACACGATGAAACAACAGTTGATTGGTTCGCTATTCAATCACCGAAGATTTTCAAAGCGTTCCAAGAGTTAAATATTTTATAAGAAAAGAGGTTAGCAATATGGAATTAAAAGATACGGTTGGAATGATGAATAGTTCCGATTATAAGGAACGATTTAAGGCTGAATATCAGCAAGTTGTTATCAGATACAAAAAGCTCAAGGCAATGCTTGATAAATGGGATAACGGAGAATTGAACTTCAACCCTACTTGCCCGAGAAGCACTTACAATATGCAGATTAAAGCTATGACAGATTACATTGCGGTTCTTGAAGCAAGGGCAGTAATGGAAGATGTTGATTTGGGCGAGTAATGGCAAAGAAAGTATTCAAAGCAGACCTATCTGTAAATGGAATAGAAGCCTTAAAGAGCCAACTTTTGCAATACAAGGATAGTTTACCTATTAAGTGTGAAAAACTTGTTTCTAGGCTAATACAGAGCGGTGTGGCGGTATCTCAATCAAAGATAAGTGAAAGTCCACTCGGTAAATATGTAACAGTCACAACAAACATATCTGCTGACAAGATGGGGTGCAAAGGTATCTTGCTTGCAAAGGGAGCAGTTAAAGAGCAAGAGGGATACGAACCATTTTCAATCTTGTTGGCTATTGAGTTCGGTGCTGGCGTTCATTTTAATCCTACACCAAATCCGCTTATCAGTAGTGAGTTTCCTTATGGAGTAGGCACATTTCCCGGACAGACACACGCATATGAAGATATGTGGTGGTACTGGGATGAAAACACGCAAGAATGGAAGCCTACGCATGGCGTAAAAGCCACAATGCCTATGTATAGTGCAGATATGGAGATTATACAAAATGTAGTTAAGTTTGCAAAGGAGGTATTAGCATAATGGCAGATTGGACAGACAGAATATCTTCTGTTGTATTCACAAGGATAAAGAATGAGTTTTCAAGCTCGTTAAAGACAAAATACAAAATGACAAGCAGTAATTTTTCAACCGTTGGAAGTAGCGATACACCAGCGGTTTTTCCTTTTGTGTATGTTCAGCTATTGCCTAGTGCAGAACAAGGGCAAGACATAGAGGGAAATACTGTAAACGCAGGATTGTTTACATTTCAAATTGAAGTTACGGACAATCAGACACAAGCAAGAGCAAAAGGTGTTATGTCGGAAGTAAAGCGGATTATGAAATCAATGCGATTTACAGTTCAATGCACACCGACACTTGAAGATACGAAAGACACGCATAGGGCCATAATGCGGTGTAATCGCATAATTGGTTCGTGTGACATATTGTAACAGTTAAAAAGCCGAAAGGCTTTATTTTTTATGCAAAATTAAGGAGGTAAAAGAAATGGAAGCAGGTATTTCAACACTTGGAATTACATTTGGTTATGGAGTTGAATCTACAGCCGGCACAAAGCCAAGTACATTTACAAAACTTAACAGAATAAACAATATCGGCGGAATCACAGTTGAGCCGGAACAGATTGACGCATCAGCATTAGAAGATGCTATCACAAGATATGTAAAAGGCAGAGCAGACACAGGCGGTTCTTTCCCAATTACTGTAAACTTTACGCCGGAAACAAAAGGAGAGTGGGAAGCTCTTATTACTGCATATAAAGGATTATCTGGCGGTAAGCGTATGTGGTTTGAGACTATTATTCCTGGCTTTGACGATGCGTTTTTTGTTGTGGCACAACCGCCTGAACAGATTCCGCATCCGGAAATTGCACAGAATGGACTTCTTACAGTTGACTTCAATCTTACTATTGAGGAATACAAGGGAATGGATACAAAGGTTGCATTTACACCGGGGGAATAACAAGCTACTCGTTAAATGAAAATGTCGCAATGAGTAGCGAAGATGAAAAAGCGACAGATTCAGAACTTGAAAATTATTAATGTGTATAAGCGAGCCATCCTACGGGGTGGCTCCTTTCCACTTAAATGTGGAGGAAAGGATTTTTATGAGAGTATTAAAGATTGGAAATGAAGAATATACATTTAAGTTTGATATAGAGGCTTCTCTGTATAGCGAATGCACTGAAAAAGTAACATCTATTATGGTTGGACTGTCTGATGTTAAGGATAAGGACGCAAAGAGCAATTTCATCAAATCATTATCAGACATTCCGCAGACAACACTTCATATGTTCCACGCAGGATTGCTTGAAAGCCATAATGTTACACTTTCAGATTCAAAGAGGTTAATCGCGCAGTATATCAGAGAACATAAGGAAGATGAAACAGGCAGTTTCTTTGGCGTAATGGAAATGCTTATTGAGGATATGGCGGACGACGGTTTTTTCAGCCTGATTGGTTTGGACAAGATGATGGAAAAAGCAGAAGTTCAGGCCACGCAGAAAACAGCAAAAATGCCACAAGACCACAAGAAAAAGCAGATAGCAAAAGCTACAGAGAATTAATTTATGAAGATATATTGCCATTTGCCTTAACCATAGGCATTCCTTATGAAACATTTTTTAAGTTAGTTCCGAATGAATTAAGGGCTTTTTATAAGGCTTATAAAAACAAGAAAAGGATAAAAGATGAAGAAATGTGGATGTGGTGGGGCAATTATGGCGTATCTGCTTTAATTGTTGCTATTGACAGATGTTTTAGTGGTAATAAATCAAAGGCTGAATACATAAAAGAACCAATTTTATCAAAAACATTTGAAAACAACAAATTAACCGAAGAAGAAATACAAAAACAAAGAGAATTATTTGTTGCAAAATTGCAGGTAATGCAAACAAATTTTGAATTAAGTAAGAAAGATTAGGTGGCAAAATTTACGGCTGAAAGTGTGAGGGGTGACCGTAAGTAAGTCCTTGCCGCCTTTTTATTTTGTAAAAAGAGGTGTAGTAATGGCAGATACAGTTGATGAATTGCAAATAGAGATAAATGCGAAAGCAACAAAAGCCAATGATGCCATAGACAGGCTAGTTGGAAAACTTGATAGACTTACAACCTCTTTAAGTAGAGTAAATGGAACAAATCTTAATGGTCTTACAAACTTGACAAATCAAGGTTTAAAGGTTGGTAGTGCAAGTAATAGCATTGTTAAAGGGTTAAGCAGAACTGCGACAGCGACTAAAAGGGCCGGTATCGGATTTAAAGGTCTTGCGTCATACATAGGAAAGTTCTATGCCACATATTTTATGGTAATTAGAGGTATAAAGAAGCTATGGAGTTCAATTGAAAGCACCGCAGATTATATAGAAGCATATAACTACTTTAATGTGGCACTTGGAAAGATAGGTAAGGATTGGTCGCATCAATGGGAACAGTATGCCGAAAAGGTAGGCGTATCTTCTGCCGAGGAATATGCAGAGAGTTTCAGTACAAGATTGTCTGAAAGTCTTGGAAAACTATCTGGCCTCAAAATGGAAATTGGAGCAGACGGGAAAGGACTTCTTACAGAAAGTGGATTAAAGAATCTTGGTCTAAACATTCAAGAGATAACACAGTACGCTTCACAACTTGCATCTGTAACAAACTCCGTAGGGCAAACAGGAGAAGTATCGCTTGCGGTAGCTTCATCATTTACGAAGTTAGCAGGCGATATAAGCTCACTTTTTAATGTTGACTATAGTTCTGTATCAAAGAACTTACAAAGTGGTCTTATAGGTCAATCTAGGGCGCTATACAAGTATGGTATTGATATAACAAATGCAACCTTACAAACATATGCTTACAATTTAGGTTTGTCGAAGTCCGTGTCCGAAATGACGCAGGCTGAAAAAATGCAATTAAGAATGATTGCCATTCTCGACCAGTCAAAGGTATCTTGGGGAGATTTGGCTAATACAATCAATTCTCCGTCTAATATGATTAGACAGTTTAAGAATAACCTAAAAGAAACAGGAATGGTATTAGGGCAACTGTTTATTCCGTTACTGCAAAAGGTATTGCCTGTTATCAACGGCGTTACAATAGCGATTAAAAGGCTTTTGGTTAGCATAGCGGGACTGTTAGGAATTAAGATTGACCTTGACAAATTTGGACAAGGCTACACAGAGATTGAAGATAACATTGACGGAATAACAGACAGTTATGAAGATGCCACTGCTGCATTAGAAGAGTATAAAAATCAATTACTTGGATTCGATGAAGTTCAAAAGCTGTCAGGTACGAGCGCAACGGCATCAATAGATGTATCGGATAATACGATAGACCTAACTAAAGAAATAACAGAAATGACGGGTGCTTATGAAGAAGCGTGGTCGAAAGCCTATGCAAAAATGGAAAATGAAGCACAGATAATTGCTAACAAGATTTACGGCATTATCACAGGTGGGAAATGGTATGAGGCTGGAGAGTTTCTAGGAGCGTTGCTGTCGGACGGAATTGATAGTGACGAGAATAAGATTAAATGGGAAGATGCCGGTAAATGGATAACCAACACAATATGCGGTGCGCTTGATTTTGTCAATGGATTTATTTCTTCGGTTGATTGGCAAGAATTAGGTAGCCAAATTGTTGAAGCAATAGGCAATATTAATTTGGGGAAAATAACCGTAAATGCTTTAGATGTTGTTATAAGTCTTGCCGGAGCAACAATATCATTGTATTTCGGAATTTGGCAAGGAATATATGATGAGTATGGGCTTGGTGGACTTATTCTTGCAATTATAGGTTCTAGCACGCCGGGCGGAATATTACAAGTCAAGTTGCTTATCGAGTTTTTTAGCGAAATTAAAGGCGCAAAATTTATAAAAAATATTAAAGAGTGGTGGAAGAATACCGGGTATCCAATAATAAATAAATATTTATTGAAACCATATAAGGCTGCATACAGTATAGTTATTGAGCCTATTGTATCAATCGCGCAGTCAGTAGTCGAAAAGACTTGGGAGCATGTTCAAGAATATTGGAAAGCCCTAAAACCAGCCCTTAATGTTGGAATTGAAATACTTCAAAGTGTTGTAGATGCGGCAAAGAACGCTCTCAAGTCGCTGTGGGGCTCCCCCGTCATGCAAGTGGCACTTAATGTAGCGCAATCTGCGCTAGATTCGCTATGGGAAAATATACAGTCAAATTGGGAGAATGTTAAGGCAAAACTGAAAATAGGATTGATTCTCATCGAAAATGCCGTGCCGTTACTGTGGGATACGACAATGGATTTGTGGGATAACATAAGCGGCGCATTGGTTACGGGTTTATCGTTAGCAAGTAATGCGGTATCTGAATGGTGGGAAAGTGTTAAGCAAAAATGGGGACTTATGACAGGCTTGTTAAGCGTTGGATTAGGGCTTGCTAAAAATGCGCTGTCTGATTTCTGGTCGAATGTCAAATACGGCTGGGGGCTTATGCGCGCTACATTGAGCATTTCGCTAGACTGGGTTAAAAATGCGATACAAAATCTGTGGACTAGAGGGCAAAATACTTTCAACTCAATTAAAAACAATTTGCTCGTATCAATAGATTGGATTAGCGACACAATTAAACGGTTGTGGGAAAACCTGAAAACAGCATGGAGCAACATAACCAAAGGCGGATTATCAATATCTATCACAAGTATTTTAGGAATAGGAACATCCGGGGGCGGTTTTGGCGCGCGTTTTGCAACAGGCGGATTCCCGGAAGATGGATTATTTTTTGCAAACCATAACGAGCTTGTCGGACAATTCAGCAATGGAAAGACAGCGGTTGCGAATAACGCTCAAATCACAGAGGGAATAAAATGGGCGGCTTACGAGGGCATGTTAATGGCAATGTCGCAAAGTTCCAATAACACAAATGTCAATGTGGTTTTGCAAGGCGACGCTGATGGGCTGTTTAAAGTTGTGCAAAATAAGGCAAATAATTACACAATACAAAATGGTAGACCTGCATTTATGGTTTAGAAATAGGGCGTTTGTCAGTAGTGGCAAGCGCCTTTTTTAGGAGGTAAATATGGCATTTTTAAAAATATCCGGCATAAACGTATCGGACTACATTAAAACCTTGTCGATATCGCATGAGCCTGTATGGAATAGCAAAGCCGGGCGAACATTAACTGCCGATTTTGTTGGTCGTGTAATTGCAAGAAAATGGAAACTGCAATGCACTACAAGGCCATTGTCACAAACTGAAATGCAAATGATTACAAATCTGCTTGAAGAAGCAGATTTTTTTAATGTTGAGTTTATCCCGACAAACGCAACGAGCGCAGTAACAAAAACATTTTATGTTAACGCACCCTCAACAAAGGTTTATACCTATTCAGAGAAATTGCCGAATGTTCGGTATGAAAGTTTAAGTTTCAATATTATTCAGCAATAGTGGAAAGGAAAACATTATGAAAATCAAAAACTATGAAGCAATCAACACTTATGCAAAACTCGGAGAAATACTCAAAAACTATTCATTTAAGGCAAGGGTATGTCAAGTGCTTGTGAAGAACAAAAACAAGCTGAAAGAGATTGTGGACAACTTTGACGAAGCAAGGCAGACACTTGTTAAGTCACTTGCGGACAAGAACGAGAACGGAGAGCCGATTGTTGAGAATGGCAATTACATCATTAAAGACAAGGAAAAACTCAATAAGGAATTTATGGAATTGCAGACAATCGAAACAGAAATTGAGTTTGACAAAATTTCCGTTGACGATTTGGCTGATAAGGAAATTAACGGAGCGGATTACGAAGTTTTGTCCATATTTATTGATTAAACAAGGCGGTATAAACTATGTATAGTGGTTCTACTGAGTTTAATAACTTAATAGAAAAATCGGGTGGAAATGCATTAAAAACGAGATTTACATTTTCGGATTTTAGCATAGAAAAATTCACAAAACTTGAATATTACGGCGGTTCTAACAATTCTAACGATATAGCCGTTGGAACTACAAATATGGTATATCTTGATGTCAGCACCATAACGGATAAAATAATTACTAATCAAGAATTTTTGTTTGAGGTCGGAATAGAATTATCGGACGGAACCGTGGAATATGCACCAATGGGATATTTTACGGTGCAAAATCCTGACGGTGACGAAGATACAGTTAATTTTAAGGCTTATGACCGTATGCAGAAGTTTGAAAAGCCTTATGTATCAAGTTTGACATACCCTACAAATAGTTCGCAGATACTTAATGAACTCTGTGCAACGTGTGGAGTTGAACTCGCTACACCGATTGCAAGCCCGATTACAATAACAGATAAATTAGAGGGTTATACTTGCCGTGAAATACTTGGCTATATTGCCGGTGTTCACGGCTTATTTGCGTGTTTTGACCGCTATGGCAAACTTAATCTCCGTTGGTATAGTGAAACACTTATAGAGAAACAAATCGGTCTTATTTGGGCATTAACAAAGTCACAGAGCAATTATACGGTTGAAAAGATTACTATTGCAAAAGATACGGAAGCAACGTACACAAGCGGAACAGGAATAAGCGGAATTAATCACTCAAATCCGTATGCGACACAAGAAATTGCCGATAGCATTTATGCAAGCCTTGGTGGTTTTTCATACAGTCCTTGCGAAATTAGTATGCTTGACGATATTCGGCTTGACCCTTGGGATATGCTCAAAGTTACATACCTTGACGGAAGTGTACTGACAATTCCTGTTATGTCGCTTGAACACAGTTTCACAAGTGGCGAAACAACGGTAAAATCCGTTGGTAAAACCGATACAGAGAATGAATATAACTATTCGGGGCCTGTCACACAGACAATGGATAGAATGGCAACGGAACTTCTTGTTGTAAACAGAGTTGTTGCGACAAAGGTTGACGCAGAATATGTAAACGCGCACGCTATTACTACGGACAATCTTTCAGCAATCGAAGCGGAAATCAAGTCGGCGGTAATCGAAGATATTTCAGCGGAATATGCAGACATAAGGCTGGCCAATATTGACACGGCAAATATTGATGTGGCGAAAATCGGTTTGCTTTTTACAAAAGTCGGACTTATCGACCGTGCAACGATTGTTGACGGACATATAACTGGCTTTTTAGATGCAGTAGAAGTAAATGCAAATAACATTACGGCAGGCACACTTATAGCTGACAGAATTTTGCTTAAAGGTTCAGAGAATGGTCTTTTATACGCTCTTAACAACCTTGGAGAATTGACAAGCACGGCAGTTAATACCCTTGACGGAACAATTCTTACGCAAAGAACAGTTACGGCAGATAAACTCGTTGCAAACAGCATTACCGCTAATGAACTTGATGTTACTAATATTTTTGGTAATTCAGCGGTATTATCTACGCTTGTATCACAAGAAGCTTTTATCAATGCTATATCAACAAATACTGTTGTCGTAGGGGCGTACAGTAAAGCCCAAGGAATTATTGATAATATTTATACCCCAGGTACAACAACAATTAACGGTGGGAAAATTACGACTGGAAGCATTACGGCGAATAAGATTGATGTTAATAACCTCGTGTCATTAAGCGCAAACATTGGAGGTTTTTCATTCTATCAAGGCAACATGGAATATGTTGAAAATGACAGAGTGGGATATGATGATTTATCTGGTTATATAGAGTTTAACTATATTTCAACCACTTTAAAAGCTGTTTCTTATACATCGGCTACAGATAAACTTTTTTATATTGGTGCTCACCCAGAGCAATACACAACAGATATGGTTGGCTCTGACGGATGGGTTAAAACAGATTATATGACATACCCGTTTTATGTGACGGCAAAAGGGCATCTACATTCTGAAGAGGGTGATATTGCAGGTTTTACTTTTAACAAAGATGGATTTTCTAGCTCATTAGTAACAAGTGGTAAGGTTACCCAAAAATTTGTTTTGAATTGTGATGTACCATATGGAGAACCCGGCTTACCGTTTATGGGATTGCAAAATGCTAGTGGAAATTTTGGTTCATTTTATGTCACAACCAACGGGGACGGACATTTTGCCACTTTGGATGTTGTTGAGGATATATCGGCTTTTGATATCTACGAAAACGGAATTGCACTATCAGAAAGGTATGCCGCAAAATCGCACACGCATACTGCAAGTGATGCGGGTGCGTTGCCTATATCGGGTGGCACATTGACTGGACAACTCTTTGTAAATAGCGGCAAAGCCGATAAGATTAGCCCTGCCAATCAAGATATACGCATAGACGGAATTGTTGGCGATACAACAGTCTCCGGAGCTCCTGGAATAGGATTTCACCAACCGCAAGTTGATGGGGCATCAATAAAGTATTTTAGCGGGGCTTTCAGGTTTATTAATTGGGATTATAGTGGTCTTGTTTCTATAGCCGCCCACAATGGTGTTTTCACAGGAGAATTGGCTGAGGAAAATCAAGCGCTATCCGCTAGGTATGCAAGAATATCGCATACGCATACGAAGTCACAAATCACAGACTTCCCGACATCACTACCAGCAAGCGATGTATATGCGTGGGCTAAAGCAGCAAACTCGCTGGGAATTGTAACTGCATCATCATATACCGCTCCGACAACCACGCACGGGAATACCACTACGGGTTACATTTTATTTCCGGCTATTGGCATGGCTATACAATGGTCTACGAGGACTTGGGTGGGGCCACTATCAAGAGCATGGAATACTTTGTATTTGCAAACAGAATCAGGGGGAATTACCCCTCCAAATTGGGCTGTACCATTTACTAGCGAACCAATTGTCACGGCGTCTGTCAGAAACTGGCCAGGTGGCGCTTGCGGTGTCATCAAGTCAGGCGTTACTACAACGCCCACGAGCAAAACATCGCCGGGCACATGGGATATATGGCGAAGTGGAGCTAATTCAGGTAGCGCAGCTTATACCATATCAGTAGTTGGAATTGGAAAATATAAATAAAAAGAAAGGGGTAAAAATATGTTACACATTAACAACAGAACAATTAACCTCGGAGCTAATATCGTCATTGACGACAAACTGATAGCGATGTTGTCATCGACAATAACTAAACAGGACACTACTATGTCTCCCAATATTAATATCACAATTATTGACGAGGAGACTTATGCTAACAATGAAGAGTGCAAGAGTGACATTGTGGAATTTAACGACATGGTATGTCGCCTTGTCGCGAATGATGTTTTCAAGGAGGAAGATATATATGGAATATAAGAAGAGAACCTGCGCTCCAAATAGTACAGACAAGAATTATTTGCACTACAGTAAAGGTGGATACAATACTTGCATTGTAGTTGACAAGACCACGGGTCGCGTATTGCCTAACTGCGTAGGATATGCGCAGGGTAGGTTGTTAGAGATTATGGGGGCAAAAAGCGTCAACTGGAAATTGCCTGCTTGCAATCCTGACAACTGGATATCTACTGCTAAAAGAAATGGATTGCAGACGGGAAATGTGCCGAAACTAGGCGCAGTAGCCGTATGGAGCGGTCATGTAGCGGTTGTGGAAGAAATTAAGGAAAAGGGCGACATAGTTTGTTCCAACTCGGCTTTTAATGGCACAGAGTATTATGTAACAACGCATACCAAATCTTCAAATTATAGCAAGGACGGTAATGTGTTTATGGGGTTTGTTTATTGCGGAATTGAGTTTGAGAGCGTTACTTCTGCGCAACCCGAACAGCCACAAATTAAGTATAAAGTCTATGATAACAGCGGCAAACAGCTAAATGCCTATGCTAATCTTAATTATGCCCTAGTTTACGCTCAAAGTGTCGGCGGCATCGTTATCGAGGTCGCAACAGGCAAACAGATATATCCAGCCCTTAAAACGCTTACGGCAAATAGTTATCCCGATTATACTGACGGGCAATCTTATTACCGTGTTGCAAAAAAACCAAATAGTTGGATAACGAGCAAAGGGTCATTTAGCAAATTCGCAAACGCATATAAACAATGGATGAAGTACAAGGAGTTGGGTTATCACTTGTATGACAAAAACTGGAAACAACTTGATGACATAAAATAGCAAATTATGTCGATAAATATCGTGCGATTAGTATACCATGCTCCCACTAGAATTGATATAGTTATAGTGTCCCTTATGGACAATTCAAGTTCTGGCGAGGGGTATGGTTTCAGCAAATTTCCATACCCCTCTTATACCAATATTTTAGAATTAATAATTTGCTATGTCAATTTAATATGTTCGACTTGTTTCGACTGTCTAATGCTTGACACAAACATATGTTCGATATATAATTGGAGTATAATTTTTACGGAGGGAAAGCTAATGGAAGAACAAAAGGAAATCTACAAAGAAATGTTACACGAAATAATTGACGGTATGGATAACGCTGGCAATTTGCTTTACTTGATTATCTTTATTCAAGAAAAATTTAAGGCAGGGGAATGATTACCCTGCCTTTATATTATCTTCTTCCTGTCAAATAAAATTCTACACTATCAAATTCACTATATATCGTATATTGCTGTGATATTGTTTTACCCGGTTTTATTTCAGAATCACTATCAGTAAAATAATTTTCATCCCAACCGACAATATTCCCATTTTTAAAATATAATAAATATCCCTCAACAAATCTTGTCGGGTCATTACCATTATTTGTAACTTGAACTATTTTGCCGTTTTTTATATCAGTCATTTCATAGCTTAAATTTGATGTACTATATTTATAACGCAACGGACGCTCTATTGTAGTCGTGGTTTCGTATTTGGCAATTTTATCCGTTGTTTCAAACGATTCGTAATAAATAGTGGTATACCCTGGTTCTACAATAACAACATTGCCCGAACCAACAGAAATTAACGCTCCGTCTTCGCCATAAGCGAGTGTATCAGTATCAATGGATAGAGGTATATTGCTGACATTTTTTACAACAACAAAATGATAAGTATACCAAAAACCATCTGAATATGTATATTCTTTTACAATTTCTATTTCTCCCTTTTCTTCCGAGACTTCCGTTGTTGAAGATTCTTCTGATGTTTCGGAAGGATTTGACCCAACGATAGATATTGAGGTTTCGTCCGGCTTATCAGATTGCCTTTCTTCCGTAGTGGATGTCATTGTGGTTGTCGTCGGCAAATAAATACAACCGCAAAGCGTGACGGAACTTGCAATCAACAATAGTGCTAATAATTGTTTCATAGGTTATTCCTCCTTTTTAGTGAGTGCGTCAATCATTTCGCATACAATTTTCTGTTTTTCTTCTGGCATTTCAGCCAGTTTCAACGCATACTCTTTAATTCTGTTTGACATTTTAGTTAATTGGGCTTCTTTTGTAGCGGTTTCAATAATAGGACTGTTTTCTTCGTCATCAAGCAAATATTCGTAGGAAACATTAAAATACCTTGCAAGAAGTATTATTGTTTCTCCTTTTGGCAATCTGTTTGTCCACTTTGACACAGCCCCATTTCCTAACCCTAATTCTTTTTCAAGTTTCCCTTGCGAAATCCCTTTTTGCTGAATTAAATTGTTTAGTCTTTCGTAAAAATTCATAATTTCTCCTTACACAGAAAAATTTCTGTAAAAGTGCTTGACAAATAGAAACAATTCTGTATAATGAAGATATGGTACAGAAAAGTTTCGGTAAAAGTTGCATTTTATAACTATAAAATTTGTTGTGGTAAACATTATTTTAGAATAGTTTCTATGGAATGTCAATACTTTTATCGGATTTTCTGCCAAATTATCAGAAAGGAAGTAAATATAGTGATTTATGACAAGATTAAGCGAATTTGCGCTGAAAAGGGAGTTAGTGTTGCTTCGGTAGAAAAAGACGCGGGATTGTCAAATGGGGCAATAAGCAAATGGACAAATCAAATGCCACTTGCGGATAATCTGCATTCAGTCGCAAAGGTGCTAAATGTAACTGTTGAGGAAATTTTAGACGGAAGCGAGGGATAAGAAATGAACGAGGTAACAATAACAAACAACCAGACGCCGATTGAGATTGCATTGAAGATTGATGAAAGCGGTCACACTACTGCAAGAGCATTGTATGAGTTCTTGGAAATGGATAAAAGCAATTTTTCAAGGTGGGCTAGCAAAAACATTGAACAGAACGAATTTTTTACAGAAAACGAGGATTGGTGGGGGTTCGTCATTGTGACGAACGGTAATGAATGTAAGGATTATAAACTTACAACAGACTTTGCCAAACACTTATGCATGATTGAGAGGCGATAAGGTATGAAATTAAGGCTTATACAATTATCAATGGCAATTATTTCCATAGCATTGTTGATGTACGGAAAATTAAATGCAACTAATAGCAAATCAACTACGCCGACTGTACTAGAGGAAGTGACAGAAAGCGAAACTGTTACCAGTAAAGAACAAGTGTACCTTATCCCGAGTTATGACTACTCGTTTATTGAAAAGCCCACAACCGAAGAAATGACGGAGCCGGTAACGGAAGCACCGACAGAAGCACCATTCACCGGGTATGAATTCATTCCGCTTGATGCGGATATTCAAGTTCAGATATTCACATTGTGTGAGCAGTATGAAATTGCATACGAATTGATTCTTGCGGTTATCAAGACGGAATCAGAGTTTCAGTGGGTGACGGGTGACGGCGGTAAGTCAATCGGATATATGCAGATACAGCCCCGTTGGTGGCAGGCTACAGCAGACTCACACGGGCTTGACATTAACGACCCGGTGGACAATGTGCATCTCGGAATCATCATTCTGCTAAAGGGCTTAAGCGACAATAACGGAAGTTTGGACAAGGCACTCAAGCAGTACAATTCGGGCAACCCGAACTATCCGGGCAACGAGTACATAAACAAAGTATACAAAAATATGGATTGGATTTTGAGCAATTTATAACACTTAAGGAGGAATTGAATATGATTATTACAGATTATAACGAGATGTCATTGACTAAGTTATATGCTATAAATTCAGCACTTGGCATAGAGTTTGAAATTAACGACGGGGTAATAATGAGCGCAACAAGGGAGGAAAGCGAAAATGAATAAAATAACAATATCAGGAAAAATAGAAAGCAATCCGGAATTATCATACAAGGCATTTAATGAGAACTTTTACTCTTTTGCCATATCGTCACTACGCACAAGTGGCACGGCTGATGTCATTAAGTGTATTGCCCCAGAGATTATTGCGGCAAATATTACAGAGGGCGACAATGTTATTATATACGGCGAAGTTAGAACGCAAAATTGGAACTGCGAGAACGGAAAGCGTAAATTAAGGCTTTACATATTTTGTAAGGATATACAGCCATATTCAGGCGGTGATGTTAATTATGTTGATATATTGGGATATACATGCAAGGAAGCGACTTATCGCACAACTCCACTCGGACGAGAAATAACGGACGCCATTCTTGCTTGCAACCGCGTTACAGGCCAATCTGATTATATTCCATGTATAGCATGGGGGCGAAACGCTAGATGGCTTACAGATATGGGCGTAGGCGCAGAAATTCACGCTATCGGAAGATTGCAGAGCCGCGAATACACAAAGAAGTTTGACGACGGAACAACGCAATCCATGGTGACATACGAATTGTCATTAAGCAAACTTGAGAAAGTAGCTAAGGAGGAGTAGGATATGGCAGACATATATATTGATAATGAACGATACGATTATCTTATTGAGTTAGAGGCAAGAGTTGATGTGATTATCACTATTATAGCAAGGGGCGGTTACATAAGCAAGGATGACCTTCTTGCAATTATCGGAACAGACCGCGCCATGGATATTCTAGGCAAAATCGAAGATAAGGAAATTGACATTCCGTGCATGAGGGGAGAGGAGATAACAGATGTTTATTAAATCAATTATGTTACAGAACTTCAAAGCCTGCAAAAATGCTACATACACATTTGACGGAAAGAATGTAACTGTATGCGGTGCGAATGGTAGCGGCAAGACAACGATTTTTGACGCATTTACTTGGCTACTGTTCGGTAAGGATAGCCTTGATAATGCAAAGTTTGAAATCAGACCGCTTGATAAAGACGGAAAGCAGATTGATAATGTTGAGATTTGCGTATCTGCTACATTGGATATTGACGGAAAAGAAGTTGAGTTAAAGAAAACCCAGAAGCAAAACTGGGTGAAGAAAAGAGGTACGCAGAATCCAGTATTGCAGGGAAATGTCAACGAGTATGAGATTGACGGCTATCCAAGAAGTGCAAAGGACTATGAGGAATATATCAATGGCATTGTGAGTGACGATTTATTCAAAATGCTTACCAATCCTACATACTTTCCGAATATGCCTTGGAAAGACCAGAGAGCAACGATTATGAAGTTTGCAAGTGATGTATCGGATGTTGAACTTGCGACAGAGGATAGCAGATTTGCTGAACTTCTGCCAGAGATTGAGAAAGCACCGAGTACAGATGATATTAAGAACAAATATCAGAAGTCGCTTAATGAGTTAAAGAAGAATCAGATTGAGTTACCTGTTCGTATTGACGAGATTAGCAACTCAAAGGTTGACATTGATGTTGCAGAGTTGGAATTGCAGAGAAATGCCTTGAGAGAGAAGATTGCAGAGAACAAGGCAAAGCAGGAAGATGTTTCAAAGCAGTATGAGGAATATCAGAAGTTTACTGACGGAATTATGGAACTGAAATTTGCTGAAAGCGATTTGGTTCGTAAGGCGAATGAGGAAAACATTAAGAAACGCAGAGAACTTGATGACAAAATCACAGACATTAAATATGCAATAGATAAGTGTGTTCGTGATTGTGATATTTCCGTTATGGAAATTGATAAAGCAAAGAAGAATATTGAGAGTTATGAACTTGAATTAAAGTCAGTAAGAGATTTATGGAAATCACTTAATGCAATGCAGTTTGACAAGGACGAAGAAAACTGTCAGATGTGCGGACAGAAATTACCACAGGAAAAGATTGATATTCTTATTTCTGATTTTGAGGAAAGAAAGGCTAAAAGTCTTGCCGATACAACGGAAAGAGGCAATAAACTGAAAGCACTTGCAGATTCAGAAAAAGAGAGATTGAAGAAATTAAATGATGGATTTTCTGAACTTACAAAGGAAAAGGTCAACAAAAAGGAAGAACTTTTAAGCCTTGAAAAGCAGTTATCGGAGTTGCCGATAAGCATTGATGTGACAGGAACAGAGGAATACAAAGCCATTCAATCGCAGATTGCCGAGAAAAAACAGGCAATGTCGCAGATGAATAGTGCTGATGAGATTAGGCAGCAGTTAAAATCTGAATCGGATGATTTGCAGTCACAGTTAATGGATTGTGAAAAGCAGATTGCCTTATCACAGAGAAATATCGAGATTGACGAGCGAATCGAAGAATTACAGGCAGAACAGAGAGAAGTTGCACAGAAAATCGCAGATGTTGAAAAGATGTTGTTTTTGCTTGACGAGTTTATCAAGTACAAGTTGGATAAGATTTCAGACAGTATCAACAGTCAGTTTGAAATGGTTAATTTTATCCTATTTAAGAGCCAGTTAAATGGCGGAATTGCCGAAACTTGCGAATGTCAGTACAATGGCATACCTTATGGAAGTCTGAACAGTGCGGCGAGAATACAATGCGGACTTGATATTATACGAACATTGCAGAGAATGTATGGTGTTTTTGTTCCTGTATTCGTTGATAACAGGGAGAGTTGCACCAACATTCCAACAATGGATTGTCAGGTTATCAGTTTAGTGGTTAGTCCGACAGACAAGGATTTGAGAATTGTAACAGATTAAACAATAAAAATAATTGACCGCATTATTGACGGCAATAGCCGTTAGGACAGTAAACCCTATAATAGGTAAAGCTATTATAAAACAAAACAGGACACAACACGTCAATATAATACAGTTATTGTCGTGACTTGTGCGGTCAATGGAAAGGAATAATATGCAAGCAGAATGGAAAATCAAAGGAATTTACAAGGCGGATGCTCAAAAGGTTGCTGATGAAATCGGAGAGGGCAAGGTTACACCACAGGAAGTGATTGAAAAGGCAAGGGATGAAAATTCAGAATTGCACAAGTGCTTTGAATGGGATGATAGTGTTGCCGCCGAGAAATACAGATTACAACAAGCAAGACAAATCATTATAAACCTTGTATATGCACCAAAAACAAAAGAGGAAGAACCAGTAAGGTGTTTTCAGATTACTACTGAAAGGTGTACATATCAGCCGACAAAACAGTTTTTAGTGCAAGAAAATGAGTATCAATCATTACTTGCAAGGGCAAAGGCTGAATTAGAAAGTTTTAAGCGAAGATATGCTACTCTGACGGAGTTGGAAAGCGTATTTGAAGCAATAGAAAGTATTTAACAACTTAATATCTGTCAGTCAGTCTGTATAAGTGTTGGCTAAAGGTCAGCAATACAACAAATAAAAAGTGAAAAAACTAAATAACAAGTTAGAACAGAACAGTAAATAAAAACAAAATTTTTATAAAGATTTTTAGTCAGCACTTATGCAGATTGACACTATCCGTATAGTTGGTGGGATAACTGCCAAACATAACGAAATACAAAACAAAACAATTCATAATAGCAAAGAATAGCATAATATATAGCATTTATCTCACGAATTATGCGGATAGGTTGGTAGGTATTGAGTTGGCTTCAAAGCTGACAAATGCAAAATAACAAAAAATAACACTTTACCATAACACAATACAACACAGAACAGAACAACATAATTCAGATTTTTGAGGTCAGCTTAATGCCTATCATGGCAGAGTATAGAACATGAAAGAATAATACAGTAAAAATCACAACATTATATCAGATTGACCGTTTCATAGGTGGCATAGCCACAGGACAGCACAAAAAGCGAAAACACAGGAAACGAAATGAAAGCATAGGATACGACAGCAAAATATACAGTGATTATGTCACTTGTAAAGCGGTCAATCACAAAATGGAAAGGAGAATTTCACAATGGCAAAAACAAAGACAATAAATATCGAACCAATAAAGGAAAGCGTTATGCGTATCAGAATTGTAGGAGATACAGACCTTATGCTTAATTGCAGAGGAAGATATTATGTGCAGTCTGAAATATGGAAACAGTCGCACGATAAAGGAAGTACAATGCCAGCTATCTTCAAACAGAGCAAGAATTTGTGGGAACAGAGAATTACATCTATTCACTGGAAGAACCCAATCGAATATCACGATGAAGATATTTCCCTTTATACAGAGGAAGAATGGAACAGATATATGAAAGAGAATCAGCCTTGCATTTTGACAATGGCATTTGCAAAGAGTTTTAAGGAATCGTTTATTACATTTTTTAAGGACACAACGGGCAAAAAGGGTACGGACTTTTCGAGAGCATTTAATGTAAACGGTCAGATTGTTCCTATCTCATTTGCAGAAGCGCGCATTGAAGATAACATTGTTCCAACATCAGGGCTTGGTTCAACTTCGGTTATATCGACAACTAATGTGTTTAGCGGTTGGGAGTGTGAAATTGAAGTAAGTTGTGCGGATATTGTTTTCCCACCTGGAACAGTTTTATCAATTATTGATGCAACAGGAAAGTATATTGGAATTGGAACACAGAGGTCAAATGGTTTCGGAAGATACCATATAACAGATGTAAAGGTAATTTAATTAAAAGAAAGCGAGGAATAAATTATGGCAACAAAGAATGAAGTAGTAGAACAAGGAAAGAAAAATGCAGAGTTAGTTGTAAATAATGCGTTTATTGATGGTCTTTCAATGCAGTTACAGGAAAAGACAAAGTACGGATTATCGTTCCCGGCTGATTACAACCCAACAAATGCCCTTATGGGTGCATATCTGATTATGAAAGAAACAACTGACAAGAATGGAAAGTGTATCTTGGAGAGTTGTTCACAGGCAAGTATTGCAAATTCACTTATGGATATGGCAACGCTTGGACTTAACGCAAGCAAGAAACAAGGTTATTTCATTGCTTATGGCGGTAAATGTCAGTTTCAGAAGTCTTACTTCGGAAACATTACACTTGCAAGAAGAAATGGCTTAAAGACCATAAATGCAGAGATTATCTATGACGGAGACACATTTAAGTATCATATCGAGAACGGAATGAAAGTCATTGATGTTCACGAACAGGACTTTATGAACATTGACAACGACAAGATTTTAGGTGCTTATGCAGTTGCGGTTATGGATGACGGAAGAAAAGTTGTTGAAGTTATGAATATCAATCAGCTTAAAAAGGCTTGGAATCAGAGAATGGGCGGATTGAAAGAGGATGCAAGCAGCACGCATATGAAATTCAAAGACCAGATGGCAAAGAAAACTGTTATCAATCGTCTTTGCAAGCTGATAGGCAACACAAGCACAGACGGAAACATTTCAGAGATTTCAGACAGATTAGATGAAGTTGCAGAGGTTGATATGGTGGCAGAAGATGTTACCTATGAGATTGAGAATAACGCAAATCAAGTCGATTTTGAAGAAGTTGTTGAGCCACAGGTCGAACAGGAAACACCTGATTTTATGAAGGAATAAAAACTTGATAGGCAGTTGGAAAGGATTGAGAGCGAATGATTGCACATTGTTTATTTGAACAATCCGGCACATTTAAGAATGAGTTTAAGAAGTTAGGCTATAAAACCTACGATTATGACATTCAGAATGAGTTTGGAGAAACAGACTATATAATAGATTTGTTTGAAGAAATCAGGGGAGGGTATGACGGAAAGCCGAGTATATTTGACAATATAAGCCAGGATGATTTGATACTTGCGTTTTTCCCTTGCACAAGGTTTGAAGCAAGAGTTCCATTATTGTTCAGAGGTCAAGCGACACAACAGAAGCATTGGAGTGACGAGAAAAAATTAGAATATTCGATAACTCTTCAAAATGAGTTAACGGAACTGTATGTGTTACTTTGCAAATTAGTAATAATTGCGATAAGAAAAGGACTGAATTTAGTAATTGAAAATCCATATACGCAGCCACATTATCTTACAACATATTGGTGCTTGCAACCTACTTTGATTGATAAAGACAGGACGAAGGATGGAGATTACTATAAAAAGCCTACACAATATTGGTTTATCAACTGCAAACCAAAAAACAATCTTGTATTTGAACCTTTAGAGTATGTGGAACAACGCATTATTGCTACTGTTAAAGGTACAGATTGCACTTCAAGAAAAACAGAAAGGTCAATGATACACCCGCAGTACGCAAACAGATTTATCCGGCAGTATTTGATTGACGAAAAGGAGGTGAGCGAATGACATTGAAATGTATCGGTTCGTCATCGTCTGGCAACTGTTATATTCTCACTTGTAACAACGAAAAATTGATACTTGATGCAGGATTGCCAATTAAGGCTATCAAACAAGGGTTGGATTTTGATTTGCAAGGCATACAAGGAATATTGGTTACGCATTGCCACAAAGACCATTCGTTATCTGCTGATGATTTTAAGAAAATGGGGTTTGAAGTATGGCAACCATACCTTGATGAAAATAAAGTACAAAGAAGATATTTTGGTGGATTTATGGTGCGAAGTTTTGATGTTCCGCACGATAACGAGCCTTGCGTTGGGTATCTTATTGAGTGTCCTAATCACGATAGGTTGTTATATGCGACCGATTGCGAATATATAAGATATTCTTTTAAGAAAATGAACCTTAACCACATCTTGATTGAGTGCAATTATCAACAGGAATTAGTTGACAGGGATTTACCGAACTACGAACACAAGATAAGAGGTCACTGTTCGCTAGACACTTGCAAAGAGTTTATCAAGGTAAATGCCACAGATAGCCTACAAACTGTTATTTTGTGCCATTTAGGGCAAGAAACAACAGAACCTATGGAATGTGTCGCAGAGATACAAAAAATCGTTCCACAGGCGAATGTGTTCGTAGCAGAGCGAGGTTTAGAGGTTGAGTTGAGGAAGAAAGGAGAGTGTCCGTTTTGAGAGAAATATGCGGAGAATGTAAGTACAACAAGTATTCTACAACAGAAAAGGAGTTTTATTGTATCAATACTGACAGCGACAATTACGGAGTACCGACAATGTATGACGATAGTTGCGAAGATTTTGAAGAAAAGGAGTAGCAAATGTTATACACAGTACACAGTTTAACATCATTGCCTGCATCAGACGGAAATTTCATATCCGTGCTGAACAGAGCCACAGATGAAGAAATTGCACAGGCAATAGATGTTATGGAAAATTCAAGCGGTCAGCATAAAGGCAGAATAACCGCCTGTAAGAGAGAGTTAAGAAAAAGAATGAAAGAGAGGAAATGACACTTGGAATTAGTTATCAATAGATGTTTTGGCGGATTTGGGTTATCTCCATTAGCAGTTGGCGAATATTTAAAAAGAAAAGGCAAAGAATGTTTTGCCTACAATGATGAAAATATCGGAAGCGGTAAACTCTATAGACGGGCTGAAATTGAAAACGTAACCATATTTTCAATATACACAACAAAAGATTTTGGGGAAACAACGACTTGGGATGAAATTAAAGAATATCATTTTTATCCAAGAGATATTGATAGAACAGATTTAGACTTGATTGAGGTTGTGAAGAAACTTGGAAGCAAAGCAAACGGAAGATGCTCTGAATTAAAAATTGTTGAAATCCCAGACGGAATTGAATGGGAAATATCAGAGTATGACGGATTAGAAACAGTAGAAGAAAAACATAGAAGTTGGATTTAAGAAAGTGAGGAATAATCAATGAACAAAGTGATTTTTTGTGGTCGCACAACAAAGGATATCGAAATGAGATACAGTCAGGGCGAAAATTCAATGGCTATCGGTAGATTTTCTATCGCCATTGATAGCGGTTATGGAGATAAGAAAAAGACAAACTTCTTTAACTGCACGATTTTCGGAAAGCAAGCAGAAGCATTTGAGAAATATGTTCCGAAGGGAACAAAGGTGTTGCTTGAATGTGAAGCAAATCAAAATCAGTATACCGACAAGAATGGAAACAAGGTTAATTCGGTTGATTTTATTGTTAAGAGTTTTGAATTTTGCGAAAGCAAATCACAGTCAAACAGTCAGCCACAGCCTGCACAGAGTAATGATAATTCGTGGATGTCGATACCAGATAATTTGGACGATAGTTCATTACCTTTTAACTGATTGTGAGGTGGTATTATGGGATATTCACACGGAAGGAAATGGACAGAAGAAGAAACAAAAATAGAAATCATGAAAGTTGTTGATTCTTTAGGTCTTAAACATTTTCCTAGTAAAAGCCAAATAATAGATTTTTATGGAAATCATTCATTGGCAGACAGAATATCAAAAAGCGGCGGAAGCAAATATTATGCAGATTTGTTAGGGTTGGAAATTCTTTATTGTGAATCAGAGTTTGGTAATTTTTTTGAAGAGTTGGCTATTGATGAAATATTGGAAAATACCGGGTTTTCAAGCCTACATACAAATGCAAGATACCCTTATGACTTGCTTACAAATGGAAATATTAAAGTTGATGTAAAAGCATCAATGAAAGTAAAGAATAAAAAAGCAAACTTACCTTACCATTCATTTAATCTCGAAAAAAGAGAGCCGACTTGCGACATTTTTATTTTCTATTGCTTGAATGAGGATACGGAAATTGAAAAACGAGTAATTATTCCATCTTGCCTATTATCAGGCAAGACACAAATAGGAATGGGTGGTTTGAGTAAATGGGATGCCTACATAGACAAATGGGAATATTTTGATATGTATAGCAAGTTTTACGATTCAGTAAAAAGTACCGCCATAAATCTTCCACGAAGAAGAAGTAGTTAGGAGTTGATGATATGGCAGAAATGCAAGCAAAACTTGTCAGAAAAATAGAAAGCGGAAAGGCTTGGTACTTTGATAAATACGAGTTGGAGTGTATTAGTTGCGGAAAGCATTACTTCAATGGAAGATATGACAACAGAACAGTTCCTTATTGTAATGACTGTAAAAGAGAAAGAGATAGAAAACGCAATGAGATTTTAAAGGCTGAAAAGAAGAAAAGAATTGAATCTGCAATATGGAATAAGGCAGTAGATAAAACCGCAGAAACAATTAAAAACTTGTACTCACTAACCATTGAGGAAGAAAAACTAATTGATGAAGCAATTATTAAAATCAAACATTAAATCACAAAAGACAATCAACCCAATATTCTTGGGAAATTCACTAAAGATAACAAAACAATTAAATATTATGTGAGAAATGAGGTAGTGAATTGCGGATAGGACTAATTGATGTAGACGGACATAACTTTCCGAACTTGCCACTAATGAAACTATCCGCTTGGCATAAAACCAACGGAGATACAGTTGAGTGGTACGAACCATTGTTTCATAGCATGGGAGAGCCATTTGACAGAGTTTATATGTCAAAGGTATTCGGGGAAGAATATTCTGCTGATTATCCGTACTATGTCAATGCAAAAGAAGTAATAAAAGGCGGAACAGGATACCACATACATATTGAGAATGGGAAAGAAGTGTTTGATAAGGATAATCAGTTAAGCATAACCGATTTCATTTAGCCATTGGCAGAAAGGAGAGAATATGAAATATGTAATCAGTAAAGGATATGACAAAATTACTCATAAAGAATTTTGGTATTGCCATTTGGAAGGATATGGTTATGTTCCTGTTTTTGGTAGCATCGGAACGAAATCACATGCTAAAAAATATGCGGATATGATGAATAAAAATAAAGGTGCGTGAACAGATTGAGTAATTACCAAAACATAGCCAAAGCAAAGGCTATTGAAAAAAGAGGTGTGTTTTATGATTGAATTGCTAGAACATAACAAGAAAACATACAAAAGATTATGTGATGTACTGGAAGAAAATAATAAATGCGCCTTAGTGCAGGCTACAGGAACAGGAAAAAGTTACATAGCAGGAAAATACATAGAAGAACATGCAAACACAACATTAATCCTTGTACCTACAAACGCCATAGCTGACGCATGGGAATATTTACTTGCAGGAACAGATAAGAAAATTGACATAATAACATATCAAGCCTTTACAAAAGAACCACAGAATCATCTTGAATATGATTTAGTGATTGCTGATGAAATGCACCATTTGGGAAGCGATGTATGGGGAAAGAAATTTGTTGAAACCTATTTACAAAGCGAAAATCATAAAATCATAGGATTAACTGCTACGGAAGTACGTTATCTTGACAATTCAAGGGATATGGCAGAAGAAATCTTTGAGAATATAAGGGTTGATGGTTGTGACTTGCCGACAGCTATAAATACAGGCGTTTTACCTACATTCAAGTATGTTTCTGCATTGTATTGTGATGAAAGCGATTTTGACGAATGGAAAGAAAAGGTAGGAAAGATAAAAGACATAAAGACACAGACGGAGCTTAAAGGGAAGTTAGATGTCTGCATTAATAATATGATATCTGTAAAACAGGCAGTTAATGAAAATCTGACTAATGATTACAAGAAAATCATTGTGTTTCTGAATAATGTAGAATCGAAAGAAACAGCACTTGATATGTTCAAAGATGTGTTTCCGACAGCGAATTTTTATGATGTAGATTACAGTAAAAGCAGAAGCGAAAACAATTCGCAGATAGGAAAATTCAAGTCGGACAGTGACAGGGCGGTATTATTTGCGGTGGATATGCTCAATGAGGGTATTCATGTTAATGGGACAGACTGCATTATCATGTTTCGTAAAACAGTATCTCCGCAGGTTTATTTACAGCAGTTGGGGCGTGGACTTGCAAGCGGGACGGACAAAATGCCTGTTATATTTGATTTTGTCGGAAATATAAACAGTTCAATTTCTTTGATATCACAAGAAAATAATGATTTTGTTGGAATTGTAAATAGTGGAATATCTAATAAAGAAAAGAAGATAGTCGTAAAAACTTACTTAAAATCCATTGAGGATTGCGTAAGAGAAATAAATATTCTTTTTAAGAATCCGTTTACTGATGATGAAATTGAATTTATAAAAGACAATTATAAAATATTGGGTCTTTCTAAAACAGCGGAAAAATTAGGAAGAAAAAAGGAAGCCGTAAAGGCGAAGGCTTACGAAATGGGGATTTCAAGAAAAACAGAAATAAAAGAAGAAGATATACCAAATATACTAAAAAGTATAGAAGAAAATGGTTTAAGAAAGACCGCAAGTGATTATGGTGTTCGAGAAATGGGCATATATTATTTCCTAAGGAAAAAAGGTTTATATAAATGGCATATAAACAAATATGACTATATAGGAATACAAAAAGCTGTCTATGAAGGAAAAACAAATAAAGAAATTTTAGATGAATTTGGCTGTAGTCAATCATATTTAAGTTCTATCAAAAAAAGAATATCGCAAAGCGAAAGCGGTTACTGTAATTATTATACAACAGAAGAAGAATTAAAGATAATGATTGATGAATTTAATAAAGGAACGCCTTGCACTAAAATAGGAGAAATTATAGGTAAACATAGTTCTACTGTTAGGAGAGTATTAAGGGAACATGGATATAACAGAACTTCGAAAGAGGTAAATAGCAGAAAGATAGTTGCATTAACAAAAGAAGGAAAGTTTGTAAAAGAATTTGATTCAATAATAGAAGGGGCTGCTTTTGCGAGTGACGGAGTAGCAAAAACAGCAAGTTCTTGTATAAACCAAGTTATTAGAAAAAGTGGACGCACAGCATATGGCTACAAATGGCTATATAAAGAAGATTATGAAAAGTTGATTGCAGGACAGAAAGGTGGTAACTGATATTGAACAACAAATATAAAAATATGGAAAAAGTTAAGGCAATCGAAAGGAAGAATACAGAAAGATTACTAAAGGTAAATCCGAAACTTGATGATGAAAGTGGAATTTACTTTCTGACAAGGACAGATGAGGATAATATCTCATATTTTTACATCGGACAGGCAGTACATATTCTTACAAGGCTTGCGCAACACCTTGTAGGCTATCAGCATATAGACCTCTCAATCAAAAAGAGGGGTTTATATTCCGCTGATAATCCGTATGGGTGGAAAGTGAACTTTATGCACTATCCAAAATCTGAACTTGACAAATGGGAACAGTATTGGATTTTGGAGTATACAAAGCGAGGCTATCAGTGTCGGTACAACAAGACGGGTGGCGGACAGGGAGAGGGTAAGGAAAAGATAAATGAATTTCGCCCGGCTAAAGGCTACAGAGACGGCATTAAGCAAGGCAAAATCAATTTGGCAAGGGAATTATCATCTATTGCAGAAAAGCACCTTAAAATTGAAATTAGAGAGGATAAGAAAAACAATAAAGTTTCGCAGAAACAGTTTGAGAAGTTTATGGATTTGATGAACGAAGATAATTATAAGGAGAGTGGCGGAGAATGACAGATGTTGAGTTAGCAAGGTTAAGACTGGCAATTAAAAAATCAATAATGCACTACCTATGTGATGACTGGAATAACCACAAGCGAGGCAAGGCGCACAAGGAAAATCAAGCCATATTTGATAAAGAAAATGGTAGAGCAATCTGGTGCAATATGGATTTGGAAATGGTTATGGAAAAGGTCGTAAAAGGTATATGGAGTGTGAATATTGAGGAAATATTAAGCGAAAGTGAGGCGCAAGTATGACAGAGAGTGAAGCAATAAATCAATTTAAAGAACGAATTGATATTCCTGATTATAAAGAACAGATACCTGAATATTATAAAGCTATGGAATTGGCAATCAAGGCACTTGAAAAGCATATACCGAAGAAACCTATATTAAAACATGATGTATCTGTAATGCACATAAATAGAGGTAATCAACCTCACGAATGGAAAAGGCTTGAGAGTGATAATTGGCATTGCCCTGAATGTGATAGTTTTGTTGGAGAAAGAGTTTATGTTCGCGATAGACATCATGACCAAAGAAAAAAGAAATATTGTGACATTTGCGGTCAGAAATTAGATTGGAGTGACGAAGAATGAGATTGATTGATGCTGATAAATTAAAAGATACATTGTTGGAGCATAACTACACAACTGAACATAACCAGATATTTTGTTATATTAGCGAACAGCCGACAGCCTATGACATTGACAAGGCTGTTGAGGAATTGAAAGAATCTGTAACCACCAAAAGCGGTTTGATGCTTGGTTTGATTGAATATGAAACAGTTTTAAAAATCGTCAAGCAGGGCGGTGTAGCCGATGATGTGTGTGAGT